GAGGCGGAAGCAACCCTGTCGGTATCGTGACTACAACTGCAAGTTCCACGATTGATGGACAGTCTGTATCATTTTCATTTGAGGAGAACAGTAACTACTTACAAGTTCCTCCAGAAGTTTTAGGTGTAACGAAGATATATCACTTTGATGGTTCTAACACAACCACCAACAATATGTTCAGTATTAAGTATCAGTTATTCTTGAATGATATTTACTACTTTGGGTCAACAGAAATTTTGACATATGCAATGACGAAGAGATATCTTGAGGATATCGACTTTGCATTAACAACACAAAAACAAATCAGATTTAATATAAGACAAGATAGACTTTACTTGGATATTGACTGGGCAAGCGTCAGTGTAGATGATTACTTGGTTATTGATTGCTATAGATTGCTCAATCCAAATGACTTCCCAAGAGTTTACAATGATGGTTTCCTGAAGCGTTATCTGACAGCACTCATCAAGAGACAGTGGGGACAAAATCTAATTAAGTTCCAGGGAGTCAAACTTCCAGGTGGCATCGAACTGAATGGTAGACAAATATATGATGATGCAGAGAAAGAACTAGATAAGATTAGAGAGGTAATGTCAACTACCTACGAACTTCCCCCACTTGACATGATAGGCTGATGGTTTTAAATCCTTTCTTCACTCAAGGTACTTCTTCCGAACAGAATCTTGTTCAGGACCTGATCAACGAACAGTTGAGGATGTATGGTGTTGACATCTACTACATCCCAAGAAAATACATGACAGAAAACACTGTCATCAGAGAAGTTGTGCAATCTAAGTTTGACGATGCATTGCCAATCGAGGCATATGTTGACAACTATGATGCATACTCTGGTGCTGGTGATGTATTATCCAAGTTTGGTATTGAGTCAAAAGATGAAGTAAGACTTATCATATCAAGAGAAAGATACGAAAATTATATCACTCCATTGATTCAGGGAAAATCAAACGTAAAACTTTCCACTCGTCCTAAGGGTGGAGATTTAATTTGGTTCCCACTGGATGATCGTCTTTATGAAATTAAAGACATCGAATATGCAAAACCATATTATCAATTACAGAGTCTTTATGTTTATGAACTTTATTGTGAACTCTTCCAGTATCAAGATGAAGTCATCGCTACTGGAATTGATGAGATTGACAATGAGTTAATCGGTGATGAATCTGATGGAATAACCGATGACGGTATCAGCACTATTCAGGGCATCACACAGACACTTACAATGGTTGGAGATGCAGTTGGTGCTGCAGCAACGGTAGGTCTGGTAAATGGTGGTGTAAGATTCTTTACTATCACAAATAGAGGCGGTGGATATGCAAAGATTCCAACGGTAAATGTTTCTGCTGCTCCGTCTGGCGGAGTTACTGCAGTTGGCATTGCGACAATGATCGGTGGTATTAATGTTTGTAATTTAAATGCAAATCCTAGTTTGCAATCGGTTCAAGGAGTCAATGTTACTAATGCAGGATCTGGATACACTGTTGCACCATCAGTAACGTTTAGCACTACAGATGGATTAGGTGTTGGTGCAGCTGCAACCACAACTATTGGTGATGCAGTAGTTGGTATTGTGACATTAACAAATGCTGGTGGAGGATATATTAGCAATCCTGTGGTTTCCTTTACAAATGAAGTATTCCAGACAGGTGTGACTACCGCAAGTGCAACAGCAACAGCAGTTGTAAGTGCTGCAGGAACTATTACAAACGTTTATCTGACGAATGCCGGACTTGGATATTCATTTGCTCCCACAATCTCCATTGCTGCTCCAACCGGTGGATCAAACACCGGAAACTTCTTGTTTAATGAAGTAGTTACTGGATCTACAACTGGAGTAACTGCAAGAGTTAGATCTTGGAATTCTACTACAAATGTTCTTGAAGTTGCTTCTGTATCTGGATCGTTTGCTGCTGGAGAGACTTTAACTGGCACAAATTCTGGGGCAACAAGAACTCTGAGGGTTATTGATAAGACAATTGACAACGATCCATATGCAGATAATTTTGACATAGAAACCGAAGCAGATGCTATTCTGGACTTCACTGAGCAGAACCCATTTGGAATGCCCTAAATAATTTTATTGCTGATCAGTAAACTAAGTTAATCATGTTTGAATACTTTTACAACGAGATTCTGAGGAGGACCATTATTGGTTTTGGAACTCTATTTAATTCAATGGAGATCCGACAAGAAGATTCTGTTGTAAGAGTTCCTCTGGCGTATGGTCCTACTCAAAAGTTTTTAGCTAGAATTGAGCAGTCACCAGACCTCAATAAACCTATGGCAATTACTTTGCCAAGGATGTCTTTTGAGTTTACTGGATTGACATATGATCCTAGCAGAAAAGTAACTACAACTCAGACATTTACTGCAAAGGATAAGACTGATGGTACTGAGACCAAGAGGTCTTACATGCCAGTTCCATACAATATGCAATTTGAGTTGTCAATCTTTTGTAAACTAAACGATGATGCTCTACAGATTGTTGAGCAGATCTTACCTTATTTCCAACCAGCATATAATCTTTCGATAGAACTTGTCGATCAGATTAAAGAAAAAAGAGATGTTCCCATTGTGTTGGAAGGCATCACACTCCAGGATGATTATGAGGGAGATTTTAGTACAAGAAGAGTTTTATATTATACTTTAAGATTTACTGCAAAAACATATCTGTTTGGACCTACCAAGTCTGCATCCAAGGATATCATCAAGAGATCCACTGTCAGTTATCTTACTGGAACGGATACTACAAATACAAGAAGAGAGGTTACTTACTCTGCTACTGCAAGAGCACTCAAATCTTACACGGACAATGTTGTCACTACACTGGCAGCAGATATTAGTGCAACAGCAAAAACCTTTGAGGTTGCAGATGCTTCTGGAATCAAAGCAGACAAGTACATCTTCATCGGAGATGAGGAACTATTTGTTAGATCCAAGACTGGAAATAAAATTACTGTTGATAGAGGAAGAGATAATACAAAAGCAGAGAAGCATGTTGCAGGGGCAGAAGTCAAAGGAATTGATTATACGGAGGCAGCACCTGCACCAACCTTTGGTCCAATCGGCGCTGATAGTGCTCTGATCGAAGATGGTGATAACTTTGGATTTGATGGTGGATTCTTATGAGTAGCAAATTTGGCGATCTTAACGATACTTTCAATGTCGCTGACGATGTTGTTGAAACAGAGATTGTCAAAAAATCTCCTGATAAGATAGCAAAACCAACATCTGATGATGTCAGGAAAGATTATGACTATACTAGAGGAAATCTGTATAGTATAATTGAAAAAGGTCAAGAGGCAATCAATGGTATTCTTGAACTTGCTCAAGAAAGTGAAATGCCAAGAGCATATGAGGTTGCAGGGCAATTAATTAAGAACGTTGCTGATGCTACTGATAAATTAATGGACCTTCAAAAGAAACTGAAAGATGTTGAGGAAGAAAAACAGAAGGGACCATCCACAGTCAATAATGCACTCTTTGTTGGATCAACTGCCGACTTAGCAAAAATGCTCAAGAACGGATTAAAAGAGGACAATAAATAATAAAATACAGGAGATATATTAAAAGTGGCATTAAAGAAGCCTGCAGACTTTTTTGGAAATACTAAGAAGACCCCTCTTGATGAAGTTAAAGAGGAATATACTGCTGCGTCTCCACAAAAGATAGAACAGGTTTCAGAAGCGTTTGATGCTTTTAAAACAAACTTAAATCATATTCAGTCATTATCCGACTTTACTTCTACCTTTGATAGTTTTAAAGAAAACTTAGAAAAAGTAGAGAATGTATCTGCAGAAGTTGGTGGTATAAAAGAAGATATAAAAAATTTAATTAAGCAAGAAGATTTGGATAGTGCCATGATGGCACAACTTCTTTTTGTAGAACAATCAATATCAAAAATTGAGTCAAAGATATCTTCTATCAATGGAGAGACAGTTGATAAAATTAAAGATGATTTTAGTGGATTATCTACTGCTGTTGAGGGATTCCTCAGCATTGATGTACCAAAGTATAAAAAATTAATTTCAGAGTCTGAAGTTAGAGTTGATGAAAGATTTGGTGACTTTAAAGAGCAAGTAGAAGAAAACTTAGATACAATTAAAGCAGATGTCAACAAGGAAGTTACAACTGCTCTGTCAGAGGTTGAGTCTCTCAATCAGAATACAATTGATATTGTTAGGGAAGAGTTTAAGGAAACTGCCAAGGATCTCAACAAAAATGTAAGTAACTTAGTAGAAGAAGAGTTTCCAAAATATAAAAAGTTTTTTGCGGAAACAGAATTAAAAACAGAAGAGACTATCAAGAATGCGATAGATTCTTATAAAGAAACTATTGAAAGTCTCAATGCAAAAGTAAAGGTATTTACAGAGACTGAGATACCCAAGTACAATAATCTTTTAATTGAAACTAAACTCAAGTCTGAGCAAGAAGTAAAAGATTTAGAGAAAGAGGTTCTTTCTAGAGTCAATAATCTGACAGAAAAAGTTCAGTCTATTTCTGAAGGTATTCCCGAAAAAACCTCAGAGAAAATACAAGAACTTCAGACAGTAATTGATGAATATAAAGGTGAGATTGATTCGATTTCTAAAACATATCAAAATCTCTATAAAGATTTTAAGAATAGAGAAATTAGCGAAAACGAAAAATTAGAAAGTTACTCTAAAGATATTGAAAAATATTATAAAAGATTTAATTTTCTGGAAGAAACTGTAAACGAAGATCTAAGGGAAATTCAGACAGTTTTAATTGAATCAAATGAAACTTATCATGCTAGTCTTAAAACAGAAGTAGGTAAGTTTAGAAATAAAATTTCTGAGCAGATGAAAGGTCTTGAGATGGACCTTACTGTTAATGAGAAGCATATCAAAAAGCAGAATGAACACATTGAGAACATTCAGGAAGAAATTAAAGAGGTTCTTGAGAGACTTCAGTTAGACAAGTTAGAAGAAAAGAACAAAGAGTTAGTTGAAAAAATTAATTATCTCGAAGAGACTATCTCAGAGATAAACGAAAAGAAACTTTTAACTGAGGACAATCCAACTCTACCCGGAGATCCATCAACAAATAATTCTTCAGATCCATTAACTCCTCTGGATCAGAAATTTGTAACCTTAGATCAATTACAAAATCATTACAGAACATTCATTAATAGAGTTCAGCAACAAATTGCTACTATTGGTGGCGGTGGTGCTGGGGTCATGCATGACCTTGATGATGTCACCTTTGATCGAACAACTGGTCAAGGACAACTTCTTATTTACAATGGTGCTAAATGGGTTGGTATTGCCAGTACAGCAGTCGGTGGTGGAGATGTAGATGAATTAGCAGAAAACTGCACAGGAACTAATTTAACTCTTACCGGCAATTTAAGTGTTACTGGTGACATCACATATGACGAAGCAAATGCTAGAAACTGGAATGTATCTGGTATTGCAACAGTTGGCACTGCGTTTTATATGCCGCAATACACAACAACAGATAGAGATGCGGCAACATTTAATGAGGGTGCCATGATTTATAACACCACAACGAAAAAAGTAGAGTTCTATAACGGCACTTCTTGGATTGCACTGCCTGGTATGTCGCTTGGACTTACTGTAGCACTTGATGGTTGATAAATAATAAAGAATATCCACTCAGTTGAATGTCTAAGAGCGGTAAATGTAAAGCAGGATATTATTACTGCTACACTGACAAAGTATGTAAACCCATTTCTAAGGGGATGAGGGTGACTGCAAGATTTTCTGGTAATGGAAAAGAACCAGAAGAAGTCGGTATCGATAAACCTCTCAATGGCAATGGAAACGGTGGTAATGGAAACGGTGGAAATGGCGGTAATGGCGGAGGGATGAGTGAGTCGAAAAGTGGTGATTCTTCTCTGCGTGACTGGTTTAGCAAGAGTAAGTCTTCTGATGGGAAGCCTGGTTGGGTTCAATTGGGTGGGAAGTACGCTGGGAAACCATGCGCCAGACAACCAGGACAAACCACAAAACCAAAGTGTGGTTCATCCAAAATGAAGCGTAATCTCTCCAAGGATGAAGAAGAGAGAGCATTCCGTCGTAAGAACGCAAAAGATCCAAATCCAGATAGAAAAGGGAAGGCAATCAACGTGAAGACCGAAGAAACTATTCTGGAAAAAGAAATGCGCGATAAAAAAGGTAATGATAAATTTGATCGTTACAAGCGCATGGTTCGCCATAAGC